GTTACTTCAGTAGAATCAAACGAAGAAGAAAATCCAAAATCAACTTGGTCTGTAGTTCTAAAAAAAGAATTACCGCTTTTTTGTTTAATACGCATTCCTGGTTTAATTGACAATGCATATTCATAATCCGGCCGGACGTTGTCTCCAGTACCGATAGATGGTACCAATTGAAACACATCAAGTGTAACATAAGCCGGTACTGAATTTTTTGGAGTATACCCTAAACTTTTTGCTAAATCAAAAATATTTCCTGATTCAGTTGCTTGTTCTAATAATGATTCTTTAAGATTGTTATCTGCATAATATGATAACACATCACCTACATATGATGCCATTTCGATAAATAACATTCCAGGTGATGTTTCATTAAAATCAGTATATGTATTTGGAAAATATTGTTTTGAAAATTCAATTAAATTTTGTCTTAATTGTGCAAAGTCTTTTCCTAAATATGATACATCTTTACTTTGATTCATTATGAAACCTCCAATGCTCCGTTATCATCTACCGTAAATGTTATAGTTTCTGTTTCAAAATCATTGATTGATACATTAATTGATATTATCATAACATGATTTAATGTTGGATCGTCTTCTGCAGTTACAATATCAATTGATTCTATATTTACATACGGTAACCAAAAATTAATTGGTTGTGTTATTATTTCTTGTATTTCTTGTTTTAATTCTGATATATTTGGTTCAAATAATATTTCTAGTAAGTCTGAACCAAAGAATGGTTGATAAAATCTTTCTCCTTTTCTAGTTAGTAAAAGATTTTTAAGATTTTCTAAAGTTTGATCAATTGAAACAAATATTGGACGCATTGTTTCATACGAAATACCTAACGCAATACCCTCGAGGCTATTTGTTTCTATATCTCGTACAACTTGAAATCCCATTATAATGCAAAGCCTTTATCTTTCTTTTTGTCTATTGCTTTCATTAAACCTCGGTAATCACGATTTAATGCTTTAGAAATAACAGGATCGACTTGCATATTTTTACCAGTTTCAGGGTCTTCCATTACTTGTGCAGTAGTGTTGTTTCGCATCATTCCAAATCCTTGTGCGTCTGCAGAAGAAAATGACATTTCTTCTTTCATCAACTCTGCATATGATCCTTCTGGTTTTAAACTATTAGTTTCATTTAATACGTTTGCAAATTTATTTTCTTTAAACAACGAAGTTTTCTTTGGTTTTGATTTTCTTGTTGTAGGTTTTGCGATTGACTCTGTTTGTAATTCTGTAACTGTGGATTGTAGTCCTTCTCGAAGAATATCAGTTAATTCTTCTTTTATAACTTCACGTACGGCAGTTTTAAGTGCTTTTACAAGTGCTTTATTTGACATAGGTATTCTTTTTTATTATAAATATGTATGATGTTAATTTAAAGGCCCTCCCCATTCTGAATTAGATGGTTTAGGTCCATATGCTATATTATTTTCTGTATCAACATAAAAATCTCCAGCTTTTCCTAAATTATCAGGTGGTACTCCTTCTTGTTTATATACTTGGCTCGGTGCTTCTAATAAAGACGTTAATAAATCTTGTTGTTGTTCTACCAACTGTTGTATAGTATCAGAACGCTGATCTAAATCAGTTTCAGAAACATTAACATCTTGATAAAATTCAGATGGGAGCAAATCGTTATAATTAAATCCATCCGTAAAGTTACTACCCGAATCAGTTAATACTGGTACCTTAAGTTCGATATCGGCGTTACATACATTATTTAATTTACTAATTGCAGTAGTAAGTGGTGGAATCAATGTTTGTAATTTTAATAAACTTTGTGCAGGGACGGCTTGTAACGGTTTTATAGCTTCTATAGAATTTGTTATTAATTCGTTTTGAACTGCTTGGCTAATTGTTGCTATAAATAATGGAGCAGTGATTGGATTAGATAATTGAGCAACAGCAATTGCATTTTTTACAGCTATTCCAGTTTTTATAATTGCCGAAACTTGAGAAATTGTTTGTTGTATTTTAGGAATATTTTCTTGTATTTGTTGTAAATTGTCTTGTACTGATTGTAAATCATCTTTAATTTGTTTAACCCTAGGATCATCACATTTTACATTTTTAGGAAGTTTAACTGAATCTGATATCACAGTTTTCATTTCATTTAATGTCAGATCGGTTATTTTATTTAATTGTTGTTGAATAATATCAACACCTAACGCTGGTAATTCTGTTATTTTATTTAAAGGTGGTGTAATTGCCATAATATTTTTTTATTTATTCGGTTTAAATTCCATTTTATACGTTGAACTTAATAATTCTTGCAATTGCCTACTCGCTTCATTTGCATATGAAAAATTTATGAATCTTCCTGTTGAAGATCCACATTGAACTTGAGTAGTTAATTGACTCAATATGTTTTGTAAAATTTCTAATAAAACTTCACCATGTACCATACTTTCAGTAGCTTCTTCGCTTCCTAATTTAATTTGACCGGTAGAATTTAAAACTATACCCATTGGTGAATCTATAACTGCCAAATCAGTTCGAGCTTTTAAAATAACACGATCAGATACACCTAATAATTGAGATCCTACATATTGAGATTCATTACCATTTGGTGTTATACATCCATATAACGGATTAGGATTTTCTTCATTGCCTAATACAATTGGAATACTCTGTGTACTAGTTAAATATATTGAACTATTATCCCGATTAATATCTTCAACAACAAATTCTTTATCTTCTAAATTATTCCGACCATTTGACAATATAATAATTGGATCACCATTAACATCGCCAGTCCACGTTGGCGATTTGTGATAATAATCTTCCGGCACTGTTGATATAGTACTTCCAAAACGAATACTATTTGCAAATCTTCCTTCTAATAACATATCACCTTCATATGGTTGTAATGGAGATATTTTAATAGTCTCATCGAATGTCAACCCAGCTGGTTTACGTTCTGAAATATTAGTTTTTAATCTTTTAGATATCGATAATCCAGGCAATCGGTTTTCGTTTATACTTGACTGTATATTAATAGTGTCAAGATAATACCAAATTTCTCTTGTTTTATTATTTGTAGAATGTTGATTATATGATTTAAATAATAATACTATTTCTCCAATTAGTGGAATTTTTTTTATATTATTATTGGCTGGTCTTGCTATAAAAGTTTTACGATCAACATACCCACTACACGATCGAACTTTTATTGCAAATAAATTATTATTATTAAATCCATCATTAGAGTCAGAATATGGTACCCAATCATATGTATAATCATAACCTAATACCTCTGCTACATCGAATTCTACATTATTTTTCACCGGATTCAGTACCCTTTAATTTAGATTTAACATCAGCAATTTTTTGTTTTATTTCTTGATCTTCTTGTTCAATTTTTTCTATCTCATCTTCTAATTCATGAGTCAAAGTAGTTTGAGCAATTTCAATGAGTTGCTGTTTTTCAGATTCAGATAACAATGAATCAGCACCTGATATAGTTTGGCTTGTAGATATATAACGTTGAACAATGGCAGTTAATTTAACTAAATGATCATCATTTTTAACAGCAACATCTAAGTACTCTTTAATTAGCGGAACTATTATAGTTGCATCTGAAGCATTTCTTATAAGTGGTTGAAGTTGTGATATGAGTTGATTAATCTGACGATCTTTCTTTTTTGAATTATGATATACATCATGCATAAGGTCAGCAAAACTGGTTCCTTTGAATATCTCTTCATTTTTATCCATACATGACTCCTTTAATAATAAATATTAAAAAGGCAATTTTATGAAGTTTTCGTTTTCGTACTCTGAAAATTTTATTTCGTAAAGATTTTTTAATGTTTTAACTACCCTAGTAATATTCGTTGTAGGTAACCCTGTTCGCTCTCTAATATAAATGTAAAGAGCTTTTTTATTAAAGTTTTCAATGTTTTCTCGCGTTTCAAATAAATGTAAAATTGAATCAGCTACGTGAATATCCGTAGTATTAGTAAAAATATAATTCAAATTATCATAACAATATTCAACAAACTCATCCATAAAATATTTTAAGGTTTCTCGCATATCATTATTATGCATTTCTGTTGGTATATTTCTTTGCTCGTCAATATCAATTGGTTCTCTGTCTTGTTTTAATTTAACATATGCTTTTTGATTTTCAGCAATAAGATAGTTAAAAGAAGTTCTTGTATAATAAGAATATGACTTCCCGGCATTTGGTTTAAATTTATCTAAACGTGCAGTTAAGTATGTAACTAAGTCAGTTTGAAGATCTTGAAACGAACAATTGTTTAAAATATATGTTGGTTTCATTTTATTTATTAAATTTTCAGTTAGTTTCATAAACGGAGGATATATAAATCGTCTATATATCTTTTCTCGTTGAGCTAAACTATCTGACTTATTATAAGCACAAATAGCTACGTCTTGAATACGCGTGTAATAATTATTACTTTTCTTCCTCTTCCTCGGCATCAAATTCCTCTTTTAGTTTTTCAATTACATCGTTTAACAATTCAAATGTAGTTCCAGCTTCATCATCTTTTTCAAATGCACCTAATCGATCGATCCTCTGCATTACAGTATAACTTTGTTGTATTTTGTTATACATATACTGGTTAGTATCAGATACAGTTTCATAGTATTCTTCTTGATCTGTTAATACTCCTGCTAATACATATGCCCTATAAGCAAAATATATGGTAGTACCTAAAAACAATACACTTAATATAATAAATGTTATCATGATATATCCTTGAAAATATCAGCAATAGAACTTCCTATTCCTGGATTGTTTTCTGCTAGATTTTTTATAGCTGTGCTTTTGGTTGCCTTACTCTTTTCTGACACTTTAGCAGGGGTTCCAGCTTTATGATTTCTCCATCGTTCGTATTCTATTTGTGCCGCCATATGATCACCGTGATGTAAAATGATAGCCATATTGGTTTTTAATTTAGCCTGAGCGCTTCTTGCAACAAAATATGGTTTATTAGAATCATCATACATTCCGTCATGAATCTTAATAGCTTGATATTCATTCCAAGACATTGGTATTTCATATTTTTGTAGCAACCAAACAGAAAGATCTGGTACCATTGAGAAAGGAATATTTTCATTATGCTTATACATTCGTCCCATATTCTTTCTGTGCCAATCTGAAGTCTCTACTTGATAAACTTCATTACCATCTCCTGGAAATCCTATTTTGCCTAAGTCATGATGCATTGCTGCAAACATTAATTCTTCTAATGTATACCCCGACACATCGGCTCCACTTTTTTTCCATAAATTATATAATTCATGAGTACAATCCATTACGCGAAGTACATGGTCTATATAACCTCCTGCAAATGCATTATGGTAATGTGCTATCGAAGACGCCGGCATCATTGCAATACGTTCTTCAAAGTCGTCATACATTTTATGAATTTGTTTTGCTCTTGTAGGAAACTGTAAATCAATTTCTTCTCGAAACGTTTCCCAATTCTCTTTTATTTGATTTGCTTCTAACATATTATTATAATATTAAATTATTTTCGTAATTCCAATACTTTACCATTTACTAGGTCACTAGTGCATTTCCAACATGTAACTTTGGAAGCGTTAACATCAACTCTTTGACAGACTCGATCACAATATTTACATTGTAATTTTTTATAACCTTGATTTTTTGTAACTTTTGTTTTTCTCATTTTTTTTATTTTATTTTTGATCTTATAACTCGTTTTTGTTTTTGTTCTTCTTGATATATGTCTTTCGGTGTATCTGTAATTGGCGAAGTTAGAGGAGTTGGGGCTTTAACCCACTCGGCTTGACTCTCCTCCTCTTCAACTTCTGGTATCACCTCAGACAGGGTGTTTTTAGTTTCAAATAAACGATTTGCAGCAATCAATAACATAACAGCTAATGGGTCAAAT